CTGTGGAGATTTCCGATGTATCGGACATATATGTCCGCGGGGATGTCGTCGAAGCGGCCCTCCTTAGCCATGGCACGGGCGTTCTCCCAACGCTGCTTCTCCCTAGTCCCGGGGTCCTCGGCAGGAGGGTCTCCGACCTCTCTGAATGATCCATCCTTAATGCAATAGGTTCGGCACTGCTGGGGGGTCCCGCGGGCGGGCTCCACGTGGCATCCGACGAGGAGCTTACGGATACTGGCGAGGGATCGGGGGTTGGCAAAGGCAACATATCCCTGGAGATGAGGGGTTCCGGTAGATGGTGAAAGTTCCCGGCCCACGACTGCGTAGAGTCCTCCGAGTTGTGTGAGCCAGGCGTCCAGGTGTACATCAGATCTGAGTGCATCAGGGTAGTTATTATAGGTAAAAACCACCCGACGTGTTTTGGACATCCAAAACAGAGGGAAATCTCCTTGTTTATATAGAAAATAAACTGGCACAGCCATAACGCCGGCGTCATGTCATGTGATAAGGGTCTGCGCATGTGGCGCAGTGACTGCGCCACATGTGGCGCAGCTCGGCGGCGGCACCTTCGGCGCCGCCGGGGTGTTCCGTTTGGAACTGGAACAGGTGGTCTAGGTAATAATAGCTAGACCACCTAGTGTGCCATGTTACACAGGCTCAAAAATTTGGTTCCATTATTATTTAAAAAATAAATGCCAAAACCATACACTAAACGAAAACCTGCAAAGGTAGGACCGTATGGTGTTATGAGTACACGTCGTTTGATAAACAACGCAAGAACTATATGGGATGTTGGTCAAAAAGTTAAAGCTGCTGTACAGGCAAACAGAGCTGTCAGGAACAAATCATCCAGAACTAAAACCGTTACGAAAACCAAAGGAAAAGGAAAGGCTGTTAAAATCAAACCTCCTTCTGATGGAGAATCTAAATCGATAACTGTTTACAAAAAAAAACCTTCTAAACGCTACAAAGTTGCTAAAAATTTAACAAACTCTTGTACTTTGGAATATACTGATAGTAATGTAAAAAACAGTGGAACAGCTGGTGTACAAGGAGTAAACTCCTTGAATGGAAACGTATCAGCAACTATAGCAACAACTACGCCTTCAAGAAGGCAAGGTAATGGTGCTATGATATGTGGTGGTTCGGAAAGTGATGTCGCTAATTTGATGGCGAGGGCCTATCAATATTATAATAGAGTAACTTCAACTTCAGTTACTTCGGCTCCTTTTCAAAATCAATTCAAAGAAACAAAATTCTTATTGGAATCAGCAACACAAGAAACACATATTGTCAATAATTGTCAAATGGAATTCAAAATGATTATTTACGATCTTATCGCAAAAAAAACCGCAGTAACTTTAAGAGATCCAGCCGTAGACTGGAATCAAGGACTTACAGATGCTGCTGGTGGGACAACTGAAGGGTTAACTGCTTCCGTTGGAAATACACGTCCAAATTCAAAACCTACTCTAAGCAAACAATTCAATTTGAATTGGAAAATCGTAAGGATTACTGAAGTTAGTTTATCTCCTGGGAGAATACACGAACATAAGTTTCACATAAAAATGAACAGAATCATAGATTATGAACATTTCGATAACAATCAACAAATTGGGGGATTTACGTACTTTCCACTGGTGGTGACCCAAGGTCAGCCAGTGGGTACAAACACTGCAGCAACACCAACAACATTGGGTTATCATACCTTCGGTTACACTTTTACTCAAAGAGTAAGAGGTAGGGCTATTCAAATATTCCCAAAACAAGTTTGGCAATCGAATAATCTACAGCAAGATATGACTGGAGTTACAGCAACAATCATGAATGATGATACTGAGGCAGCACAAAATTGGGTAACGGCGGGAGTCTTTGTAGGAAATGCATCATGAACAGATTAAGATATCTGATTAAATTAGTTTGTTTTATAAATATAAATTGTTTCAACAACTTAAGTTAAAGTCTGCGACCCCTGCGGGGGCAAAAGGAATGGAGTAGAAGCCCTGCCGGCGGCTTATGGTGGACCATAATAGGGGATAATCGTCTTTTTAAAACTCAATAGGAATATCTTTATTAACATTAATAACTTTAAATCGTCTCTTCAATGCTTGAACTAACTCATCATCAGTAAATAAATTCTCAATTAAATATTGTGAAGTCACAATAATACTTTGCGGTCTAATAAGGCGGGAACCGCCTTTTTTCTCTGCAATAAAAGGATAATGATCAGCCCATATCTTTAAAAAATTCCCAATCCAACTAGATTGATTATAATCAACATCATCAAGTAAAACATGGGTCTGGTTATCATAACCATCCCACCATTTATTAAGTGGCTTAGGATAAACTAACGGGAAGGACTGTCTAACTCCTCTCGACTTACCAGATCCGGTAGGTCCCACAAGCCAAGTCCCACAGGTACTGGGCAAGGAGTCGAGGGGCGGGAGTGTGTCTCTGAAGATCCTGTGGAGATTTCCGATGTATCGGACATATATGTCCGCGGGGATGTCGTCGAAGCGGCCCTCCTTAGCCATGGCACGGGCGTTCTCCCAACGCTGCTTCTCCCTAGTCCCGGGGTCCTCGGCAGGAG